ATATTTATTTTGCTTCAATGGGCAATAATGCTCATTTAAAATGGCGCAAGAAACGGGAAAGGCTGAGACGCTAACCCGAATGGAAGGCTATCTATAAAAAGATATCCACATGCAACGCATAGGCGATGGAACTATTTATTATAAATAGACGATAATTCGCCCACGAGTGCGCCGTCCCTACTCTTTAATAAGAGGGGATAAGAGATATGCTGAACTTAGTTGAAAAAAAACACTAAGAACATAGGGATAAAAAACCTTATGGTTAACACAATGAACCGCAGTAATATAAACGTGTTGGAAGAAAGACGCTTAATTCCGAACAGTATTATAGAGGCTATCCTGCGTCCGTTTTTGGTTAGCAGACAGCCACCTTATATGAAAAACCCGAAATATTCTCAAATAGAAGAACTTCGAGAAGAGCCACAAGAAATTATTATTACCAGCGCACACTATAAATCAGCCGAATGGTATCCCGAAGCGAAGAAATTCTTAAGACAAATAGCAAACAATGACCCCGATACAAAGTGTATTTTCTTAGATTATTTAATTTCACTGCGCCACGGAATTAAAACACGCAAACAAATGATACGGGAAAAAGCTAATCTTGATTTCATCACATTTTTGATGGAATATGGAAATATTGCTTACGGCTCATCAAGTAAATCTTTTTATAAACTTGGTTTGTTTTCCAGAAATGTCAAACGTAGCTGGAGACCTATTACAGATGAAAATTTTATAACAACAGGGAAAAATCCTTATAATATACCAAAATTGCCAGAAGAAATAAGAATTGTTTCTGTTGATGTAGCCATGAGAGCAGGTTCAACCAATGATAATACCATAATTGCTTGTGCTAGACTATTTCCTAGCAGAAAAGGTTGGTTAACAGAATATTCCTACATGGAATCCCACAATGGGAAAAATACAATTTTACAAGCATTGAGAATAAAACAAATATTTACAGAATTTCAGGCAGATACACTAGTGCTCGACCTCCAAAATGCAGGAATTTCCGTATTCGACGCTTTATCTTCTATTACTAAAGATGAACCTCGTGAAGAAGAATATCCCGCTTATACTGTTACAATATCCCCACATATAGACGACAAGGTTTATGAGGATTTGACAAACAGAACTTTGGGACAAGATGCTCTTCCTTGTGTATTCCCTGTATCAGCTACGGCTCCCCTAAACTCGTTAATAGCAGTTAAATTTAGAGAGAGATTAAAGAAAAAACTGATAAGTTTTTTAGTTGATGATACTACAGAAGAACAATTTTTGATAAAAGCACGAAACAAAGATATATTAGACCAAGAAAATATTGAAAAAAGAGCATATCTATTGCAAGCTCATATACAAACAAGCCTATTTATAAATGAATCTATTTCTTTAGAACAAATTATACAAAACGGTTTAATTAAACTAATAGAACCGTCTACCGGAAGAAAAGATAGATATACTGCTTGCAGTTATCTTAATTACTATATCTCTTTGTTAGATGTAGAACTTTTAAAAGACAAGGAAATATTTGGAGATGAAGAATTTCTAAGAATGTTCCAGATTACATAAGGAGAATCACATATGGCAGTAAAAAACATGAAAGAAGAGAAGCAACCAGAAGAAGAGATAAATTTAACTGAAGCTGAAGTATGGGATGTAATTAAATTTTCTCGTAGTATGTCTGGTATGTCAGGGCAATATTTAACCCCCGAAATGATAAACGCACGTCTTAAGGATATTTCTCTAAACCCGATGGAGGCAACTCAAGCCGACCTCGATAAGGCGATGAAGAATCCTAAAAATAGCGAAATAACTCTTCAGAAGTTTTCAGATTCGTTCGAAATACAGTCAATGATTTATAAAAGGCTAATTGCATATCTAGCTAACATGATTTCTTTCGATATTACATATACATCTAACGCAAAAGCAGAAGAACTCAAAACTCCTAGATATAAAACTGACCTAAAAATACTGGAAGATTTTTTAGATAATTTTGACTACAAAAAAGAACTTCGTGTTGTTGTACGAGAACTTTTAAGACACGATGCTTATTTTGGTTGTTTTGTAAAAACAAAAACCGGATACGTTTTGCAGGAACTTCCTTCCGAATATTGTAAGATAACAGGAAGATGGCAGGGAGGATTTCTTTTTAGTTTTAATATGTATTGGTTTATACAAACTGGTATAGATATTAACATGTATCCATCATTCTTTAAAAGAAAATATAATCAGATATACAAAAAAACTGGTAAAAATAAAACGTATATGCCAGCCATTAATCCAAACTTGAGAGGGAAATCTAGCTGGGTAAATTGGGTAGATATTCCTACAACACTAGGCGTATGTTTTAAGCTATCTCCTGAGTTGGGAACAAGATTACCTTATTTCCTACCTTTGTTTAATGACTTGATATTACAAAGCTTAATGCGTAATCTTCAAAAAAATGTAAATATGGCTGCTGCTAGTAAAATGATTATGGGTGAAGTGCCCATGTTAAACAAAGAAGCTAAAGCCACAGTCAAAGACAGTATTGCCATCAGTCCTGATTTGCTCGGCAAATTTATGGCTTTAGTAAAAAATTCTGTTTCAGAAGCAATCAAGGTTGCTTCCGCACCATTGGAAAATATAAAAAGCTTTAGCTTTGATGCAGAAAACGAACTGTACGATAGCTATTTGAAAACAGCGTTAGCGTCCAGTGGTATTAATACAAATTTAATATTTACTAGCAATCTAAAAGCAAATATTATGGAAACACAATTAAGTCTAAATGTTGATGAGCAAATGATGACTTCTTTGTACCCGCAATTTAATTCCTTTATGGAAAATTTTGCTAACAGAGAAACAAATAAATTTAAATTTAGCATAGCATTTGAGGGAACTAGTTTCTTTACAGACAGAGAAAAAAGATTAGATACTGCTATGTTGCTTCTTGATGCTGGTATTGCGATGCCACAAAAAATAGCTGCGGCTATTGGCATGAAACCATCGCAGCTTAGAAAACACATGGAACAAGCAAAAGAAAACGGATTTATAAAAAAGCTTACACCACCTTCTGTCGAGTTTGACAAGCAGTTAGCTAAATTAAATCCAAATAAAGATATTTCTAGTTCTACTCCTGTTAAGAAGAAGGAGAGAACTTCTATACTAAAGAAAAAGAGAGGTAGACCCCTAAAGGATGATTCGGAAATAAGTGACGAAGGTCAAGCTACCCGAGATGGAGGGTCTAATATTGGAAGAGGCGGCAAATCGTAAGGAGGAATATGATACTCTCACCTACTTTGAATGACATATTCAACGAACAAGTCATGCACGAATACCGCAACCAGTCAATATACAGACAAATACAAGACGCATTCAAAGAGATGGGTCATAATAATATCGCAAAATATTTCCACGACCAAGCTTTACATGAAGAATCTCATGGGGATATGATATGTGAATATCTGGACAACAGAACAGGCGGAGAAGTTATTGTTATTAAAGTTGAACCCTTTGTTCTCGTCAGTAAAGATTTGTATTATATTGCAGACTTATATATTTCTACAGAAGAGGGAACAACACTTTCAATAGAAAGTATATACGAGTTTGCACTAAAAGAAAAGTCTTTTGTGGATTTTCCTTTTATTTTGAAACTTCTTAAAGAACAAATAGGGGAAGAATCTGAAGCAAATGATTTTGCTATAGGATTAAAAATTACAAAAAATTTAGACCTGTTTAATAAAAATTTTAATGAGGAAGAATAATATTATGTTAGTTAATCCTTGGATATTAAAAAACACATACAAATGTAAAAAGCCGATTATGAAATATCTTGTATTTAAGTGTGGTTTGTCTTTTGCTGGTTATGAAAAAAATACATATTATTTTGTTAAAAATAGGGACTTAATACAACATTTAAAGAAAATGCCTATTGGTTTAAAACTACTAGATGCTTTTAAAAGATAATATATTTATAAAATCATCTTTCGGGAAGGAGGTTAATACTATATGGAAAAATTAATATTCTCAATTGAAGATGGTCAAGTTGTTAAGGAAAATCCTGATTCAAACTTTGCAGTTTTATCTTTGGATTTTTTTGCATCCGGTGTAAATCGTAATGACATGTATATTTCAGAGGAAACATTAATTCGAACTGCTGATACTATTAAAAACTGTCCCCTAGTCTGGAAATTTGATGAAAGATTGCATGATGCATACACGCACGATGCTGATGAAGTGCCGTGTGGCTTTATACCAGAAACCTCCAAAATAAAAGCTAAGAAACTAAAAGATGGCAGAACAATGTTATCAGTAGTGGCTTATGTTTGGAAGAGGTATACCGGAGAACTTTTAAAAATCTTCAAGCGAGACGGCGGAAGAAAAGACGTGAGCGTAGAAATGTATGTTCTTGATGCAAAAGAAAAAGACGATGGAAATTTGGAACTCTTAGATTTCAAATATATAGGTGTTACAATACTAGGAAAGTTGATAAATCCAGCAATACCCTTGGCTGGAGCAACTGTTCTTTCTTTTGCAGATATGAAAAGTGACTACGAGAAAGACTGGGAAGAAGAATTTGCTACTAAAAAATGTGATAACTATGTTAATATGCAAATACCTCAATGTGTTAAAGAAAGCGCTCAAAAAGGTTTAAGTCTTTCGAGAAAATACAACAAGGGAGATACATCTGTGAACTTATCTGTTGCACGTTATTTGTTAAGAAATGACTACATATCAGAAGAAAAAATTACCCACATAACAAAATTCTTTTCTAATAACAGTGATAATTCAGATAGAGAGGATAAGCTTTCGCAGTTTTACATTGGTTGGCTGCTTTTCGGTGGTGATGCTGGTGAACAGTGGTCACAAACCGTTGCAGGAGAATTAAAGAAAGAAAAGGAACAAAAAATGTCTCTAAAAGATACTCAAGTAACATTTCCTTATAAATCCAAGGAGGACATGAACCCCGCTTTAAAGGGAATAAAGCCTCCCATCAGCTTATCACAAGCCAATGCGATATCAAGACAGGCTGATGCTATTGGCACTGATAAAAATAAAAATGGTTGGGCTATTGCAATTAGCGCTTTCAAGAAAAGTCACACTGTTGAAGACGGAAAGTGGATAAAAAAGGAAGGTAAGTCTATTGGCGGAGAAATTAACTCAAAATCAAAAGAAAATCAGAAACAGGGTATAGATGGGGAAAAACAAGAGACATACCTTGGAGAAGAAACTTTAGGAAAGGAGGAAGAAAGCATGGACAATAAGCAGAACAAGAAAGCGGTTGCACCTGAAGGAAAGAAAGATGAAATTGTAGTTGCAGAAGAAATACAGGAGGAAATCAAAGAGGAAGAAGTTGTAGAAGCTTTAGAAGAAAAAATTCCTGCTGAGAACGAAGTTGAAGAAGAGGCAGAAGAAAAAAAGCCAAAGGAAGACGAAAAAGAAAAGGAAGATGAACCAAAAGAAGATGAAGCTTCAGAAAAAGAGAAAGAAGAACCAGAAGAAAAAGTGGAAGCTTCTGATGAAACCAAAATGGCTTTAGCTGTTGGTAAAGTATTAAAAATATGCGCATTGAGTGCTCCTGCTTATCGTGAAATGGAAACCGGATACGGTAATAATATTCTAGAACTTTTTGAAAGTTTTGCTGTAGATGTTTCGGAAGGAGCTTTTGATTTTGCTACAAATATGAGCAAATTCCTTAAAGAGTTCATATTTGCTTCTAATGAAAAGATTTTAGAATTACAAAAATCATGTGAAGAAGCTCAAGCAGAAGTTGTTAAACTCGAAGAATTTAAAACAGAAAGCGAAAAGGAAAAGCTAAGTCACGAAATCAATACTGTTTTAAGTGAGGCGTATGAAGCCGGTATGTCAAAAGACGATATTAAAATTTTCAGACAAGAAGCAGATAGTTTCACTTTAGAAACAATAGATGCTTTTAAAAATATGGTAAAAGCAAAAGCATTTGTATTTGTTAGTGGCAGCAAAAAAGCAGAAAGAGAAGACAATACTGTAAAGATAGGTCTTCCGTTTAACGAAGAAAAACCCAAAGCAGAATCTTTTTGGGACTAAAAAAGGAGAATAAAAAATGGCATATGGAGTTTTAGTACAAGAAAAAGTTGCAGCTATGAATGTCGATTCTCTTAATAGACCTTGCGTATCAGCGAGCCCTATTGAAAACGGAATGGTAATGAACCTGCTTTCAAAAGATACCACATCTGGAAGTGAAGTATGGACTGCTACTTATCCAATTACAGGAAGTTTAGTAAATTTGTGGATGGCTTATGAACCAGAAGTTGTCATAACAACTAGTGGAAACAGCTCGTACCGGGGAATCGACCCAGACCCACGTAACTTTAGAACTGCGGCAGAAGATGTTTTCACCGCATTTAAATTACAGATTAGCGATTTATTAATGATAACTCCTGATGGTTTAAGTGGTTCAAGGTCAACGGGTGATTATGTAGTAGCGGCTAATGAAGATTATCAGTTAACTTGGGCGGGTACACCCGCAGCGGGGTTGACACTGCACTATTTATACACAGGATATATCTCAATCGGAACAGGCGCAATTGACTCACAGCGCATTGTTGGCTACAAATTTGAAGTTACAAATATAGACGAATAATTCTAGGAAAAAAGACTAAAAAATTAAAGGAAAGGAGATAGATAAAATGGCATATGGAGTTTTAGTACAAGAAAAAGTTGCAGCTATGAACATTGACTCTCTCAATAGACCTTGCGTTAGCGCAACAGCTATAGAGAATGGAATGGTTATGAATCTGCTTACAAAAGACACCACATCGGGCAGTGAAGTTTGGACTGCAACAAATCCCGTAACTGGGAGCTTAATAAATTTGTGGATGGCTTATGAGCCAGAGGTTGTCGTAACAACTAGTGGCAACAGCTCATACAAGGGAATTGACCCTGACCCACGTAACTTCCGCTCAGAAATCGGAGATTTGTTCACAGCCTTCAAGCTTCAGCTTGGAGATTTAGTTATGATAACACCCGACGGACTAAGTGGTTCTCGCTCAACCGGAGACTATGTGGTAGCAACAAATGCTGATTTCCAGTTAAACTGGTCAGCGGCTCCCATAGCAGGAACAACATTGAAGTATACCTACACAGGATATATCTCAATCGGAACAGGCGCAATTGATTCGCAGCGCATTGTTGGTTACAAATTTGAAGTTACAAACATAGACGAACAATCATCTTAAGAAAGGAGGAATAAATAATATGAAAATCTCTAATAAAATTTTAAGTTTTGCTGGCGGAGAAGCCAATGTTGCTCCTTATAGAGCGTTCATTGATTACTGGAATCACTTCCGCTCAATGACAGACAAAGGTAACTCTCAGAAATACGATTTCCAGCGCAGCCGTAGTGACGGAACAACAATCACATTTGACGAGAAAGAAGTTCAAATGAACAAGTCTCTTCGTCAAGAGATACTCAGACACGCTAATGTTGATAATTTTGATGCATTTCCGTTAGAACAGTGGATTACCAATCCTATGATTTCTTGGGCAACATTTGCCGTTGTAAATCAGCTTGTTGATATGGTACTTCCCGATACGATTATTGACAGCATTGGTTTGTACACAGAAGTACGCCAGATAGATTGGGGCGACAGTGCTGCTTTCGAAATCAAACCTCGTGACATCTTCGTTGTTTCAAAAGCAGGAAGAGGCATGAGAACTGCCGAAGTTCACAAACAATTCAACGGACAGGTAACAGTTGTTCCTGTTATGCGTGAACTAACCGTGCAAGTTTCGCTATATAAAGTTCTTGCAGGAAAAGAATCTCTTGGTGACTTTGTTGCTAAAGTTATTCGCTCGCTTGAAACAGACATGGCAAAAGACGCTTATACAACATTTAACACTGCTATGACAGCGCTTTCTGCTACTGGCGACGACAAACTGTTATATGCTGGTTACAGCCAGTCAGACCTAATTACATTAGCGCAAAAAGTTTCTGCGTGGAATGGTGGAAACAAAGCTGTAATTGTTGGCACACCAGTTGCTCTTTTAAGTGTGTTACCAGCAGATGCTAACTACAGATATACTCTAGAAAGTGACTATGTAAAAATGGGTTACATTAACACAATGGCAACCTACGACGTTCTTTCTATTCCTCAGTTGGCTGATTTCTCGGTTCCATTCAAAATGATGCTTGATGACACAAGACTATATGTGTTATCTCCTTCAGCAGGAAAAATCGTAAAAATGGTTATCGAAGGCTCAACAATGTCCAACATTGACTCATCCTTCGCAAATGCTAACTTGAACCAAAATGCTACATTGTACAAGGCATGGGCAAGTGGTGTGGCTACCTCGTCGATTGCGGGAATATTAACCCTTCCCTAATGGCTGTCGAAACATATGGTAACATATGGATTAGGAAAACCTAATTGGTAAAGGACTATAACGGTTAATAGGCAGACATGCCCAAGACCGTAGGAAGATTGGCAAAAGCCAAAACCTCGAACGACTGCGGGGAGTTTATAGTAATATAAATTCTGAAGTCCTTCTCTGTTAAAAAACAGATGAATATACAGTCTAGACTACGACTATAATGTAAACATGAAATCGTAGAAGTTGGATTAACGTCCAACTCGCTTGCGTTATGCAAGTCATAAAAGTAATAGAAAATGCGAGCCGGAGTAATGACACTGCCTTAATTCTACAATGGTATAAATTATTGTTGTATTACAGAAGGGGGAGCAAATAATAGCTCCCCCTTCTCACAATTAAAAATAAAATAAAAAGAAAGTAAATATGTCACACAGAATTACAGAAATAGAAGCTACAGAAAGACTATATAAAAACAATAAAAATACAATTAATATGAAAAACTATTACGCATCTAGACAAAAAGCCGATTTTACATGTAGTGTATGTGGTTATAAATGGAAGACCATGGCTTATAACGTAATAAACGGCAAAACAGGCTGTTATAATTGCGCCCACAAAAGAATAGGAGAAAAACAATCTACTACATTCCAAAATGCAGCTGAAAAGCTTTATAAAAAGCATAAAGATAATATTATATTATTAAAATATGGTGGAACTTCCCATAAAAAATCAGAATTTGAATGTACAAGATGTGGAAATATTTTTATTTCAGATGTACATAGTGTATTGTCTCAAAAATATGCTTGCAGAAAATGCTGGATAAAACAAATGGGAAAACTTAAATCTGGAGCCAATAGCAATCTTTGGAAAGGTGGAATAACCAAACTTAGACCGTATATAAAAACATCTTTAACTGAATGGAAAAACCTTTCTATGGAAAATTGTAATTATAAGTGTGTTGCATGTTCAAACACCAATACTTTTGATGATATACATCATTTATATTCCCTAAATAACGTTATTGAAGATACATTAAATGAGCTTGGTTATGATGAAAAAGAAAGGATGATAGATTACAAAATAGAAAATATAGAAAAAATTGTTAATAAAATTAAAGAAATTCATTCTAGACATCCTCTTGGGGTATGCCTTTGTAAAAAATGCCATAAAAGATTTCACAAAACATATGGCAAATTAGATAATACGCCTGAACAATTCTATGAATTTTTAAGAAAAAGAAACATTCAAATAGATAATAAAATTATAATTCGGGAACAAACATGCGCTTAGTAGCGTTTTACCATTTTAATAATAAAAAAATAAGGAGTTACAAATATAATGGCTGAAAAAGATACCACAAAAAAGGTTGGAGCACAAAAAAGTACCGTAAAAAAATCTGTAACACAAGAAGACCAAGAATTAATTAGGTTAACAAGAGAAAATGAAATTCTTTCAAGACAAGTAAAAGAACAAGACGATAACACTGGTATTCCACTAGATGCTTATATTGAAGTTATGTCTCTTGTACCATTCAAGTTAAATCTTTCTACAGAAAAACTCGGAAGAGGAAGACAGTTTTCTTTCAGCAGATTTGGAGAAGTAAAAAGAATTCTTTATAACGACCTAGCCAGCATTTTTGAGAATTACAGAACTTTTATGGAATATGGTTACTTCTACATACTTAACCAAAAAGTAATTAGAAAACACGGTCTTGATGATTTGTATGATAATTTACTAACCAAAGCTATGATGGAAGATATTTTAAACTTTGAGACAGATACCGCTGTAATATTATACGAAAAAGCAAACTCACATCAAAGAGATGTTATTGATGGGATGTTAGTGCAGATACTTAAAGACAGTGATGAAACTACTTCGAACGTCGATTTCAATGTAATTTCTCAGATATCAAAAATTGGAGGCAAGGATATTCTTACAATTGCAAAAGAACTCAAAGAGTTAGAACAATTACCTATGGACGCATAAGGGTAAATTTTTAAAAAATAAGAGGATTTTTGGATAAACAAATATAATGCCAGAAGTCCTCTTTTTAAATATAATAAAAAAAACGAGAAGTAAAAAAATTCATCTTCTAAATATATTAGGAGGTTCATATGACAACACCTACAAACGAAGTCTTCGACATGTTTATGCTTACTGTTACTGATTATCGCTTGTTGGATTTGTTCGCCGCTTCTGAGGATGATTTTGAAGACTATTTAGAAGTATGGTTAATTTTTGCAATAAACGATTTTTCTATTTGTGACCAGAGTTTAGTGTTTGATGAAGATACAAAACTTTTTACCGCCACACTAACCAGCAAGAACAAGGTTATTTTAGCTAAGTTAATGATTAAATACTGGCTACAAAAATCAGTAAATGATATTACACAACTAAATCTTCATATTACAGACAGAGACTTCAAGATTGCTTCTGAAGCACAAAATTTAAGAGAGAAATCTAATTATTTAAATACTATAAAAGAAGAATGCTCACAAATGTTGGTTAATTATGGTGTTGCTCAAATAGAGTGGGCAGAATGGTATAACCAAGATTTTTCGGGGTTATAATCATGGCATACAAATACACAAAAGCGTCTTTAGCGGCAATAGCTCAAAAGGGAGCTACTCCCAAAAACCAATATTTAGAATTGTTCCAAGAAACCCTAGACAAACAATTCTATAACTCGTCTAATTGGTGGACTGTAGAAGAAGAAACGGCAGTAGGTTCAGAAGTATATGCAGATATTGATGTACGTCTGACCCATGTTATTAATGCCGAGACAGGACTAAAACTCGGAGACGATTGGAAGACAATTTTATTCAAAGACATAGAACATGGTGTCAATTTGGGAAGATTTTACAAATTTAATGATAATACTTGGCTAACGGTAAACACTGAAATACTTAAGAATCTCTCCCAAACATGTACTATTAGAAGATGTAACAATACACTAAGATGGATAAATGAATCAACGGGTGCTCACCACGAAGAACCATGCTGCATTGAATATCTAGTTAAAGAACCTAGAGATTATGCTACACAAGGTTCTCCTTTTATGACTCCCGGTGGTTTTTTGCATATTGAGACACAATTTAATATAAGAACTAACTTAATAAAACAAAATCAGAGGTTTCTATTTGGAAACTCTGGACACTGGACTTGTTATAAAGTAATTGGAACTGGAATAAATGATTTTAAAAATTTGGAAACATACGACAACGATAGTGCAAAAATATTAACACTAGACTTAGTTGCTAACTTCGTTAATGACGAGTTAGACGATGTTGTGGATGGTGTTGCGGATGTTTATACCAACGTTTACGTTATCGCATTGGACAAAACCACCGCATCAGGGTCTCCTCTTGGAGCAGTACAACTGACCCCAAGCATTACTTACAATGGAGATAGTGTTTCAAGAGACACAACATGGACAACTTCTAATTTAAAAATTGCCACAGTTGATACTGCTGGTCTTGTATCTTTGGTGGCAAGCGGGAGCTGTATAATCACAGGAACCATCGAAGACAATCCTGCCTCTGGTTCTTGTCTAGTGACCGTTAGTGGAAGTCCAACAGTTAATACTGAAGTTGTAATTTCACCTGATTTAAACTATGTTCTTGAAGGAAACACACAGGCTTACACAGTGTTTTTGTATAAAAATGATGTGGTTCAAGTGGATGTGTTTACAATAACATGCGGCGGAAACAGTGTACCTTCTACAAGTTACACATTTACACAAACGGGGACAAACGCATTTTCTATTGTCAACACGCTACGAGATGTTGCATCCTACTTAACAATTTCATGTGTATCTGGAGCAAATACAAAAACAACTAATATTTATTTAAGGGGCGCTTGGTAAAATTAAGTAATAGCCCGACTTGGTCAAAAAAATATAGGAAGGAGTAAAATATGGCAGTAATCACACCCGATGTGGGAGATTCCGCTTATTCAGATTTTTCCCAATTTTCCACTTTTTCCTATAACTGTATTAAGCATATGATGGACAACAACGAATTAATTTGGAAACTTCTCAAGTACACAGATTCAGATGCGTGGAGTGAGGCGAATTTAACTCAAGAAGAAAAAGGCGCTCTTATATACAACGGGCAACAAGATACATCAGAATTCAATGTATTTATGGACGGAAAACAACCCGATGTAATGATGAAAGAAGTATCACTTCTTAGAATAATGCCTTCCTATGCCTTTGGAGCAAATAGGACAGTTGGTGTAGTGGAGATAAGTATGGAGGTGTATGCACACTATAAGATAAATCATCTTTCAAATTATAAAACGAGAGTCGATACAATTACAGAGGAACTTTTAGGAACATTTAATGGGACAAATATCGGTGGATTAGGTTTACTATCTTTCAACAAAATGGCTGACCAAAGTTCTCGATTATTCCAAGCGGGACAAATACCTTTTGGAGGAAAGCAAATAGTATTTAGTACTTATACAGCATAAGGAAAAAATGGATATCACCTATTACCTTACATACGATTTACCAGTTATCTATAGAAACATAAAAATATACCCGGCAACAGTAAAAGATTATATATATTTCAACGCATATGTAAAGTGCTTAACTCTGGAAAAAGACACGATTCCAGACCCAATAATTATATCAATGACCAATTTAGATTACTTATTTTATGCCACTGAGCAAGACGTTGAAAGCCAACCCTACTTGTTTTGGTTTGATAGATTGCTCTCAATATGCCTAAGAGACGACGCTTCTTTCGAAGAAGTGGAAAAAAGCATCTTGAGATATGCATACGATGAAAAACACAAAACAATATTTAGGATAGGAAAAGAGATGTATGCATCGAAAGATTTTGAAAATATAAAAGACATAATATGTCAACAAAATCTAGTAGAGCTACCAGATAAAAATATTTCTAAGGAAGTTAGAGAGTCGTTAGAAAAAGCATTAGAACATAAAAGAAGAATGTCTGGTAAAAAATCAGGCACATTTGAGGACTATCTTATTGCTCTATCTATAGCAACAGGATGGAAGTTAGATTATATCTATTCTATGAGTATAAGAAAATTCATAAAAAGCATAAGACGAATGGATAACCTGATGCATTATAAAATTTATCTAGCAGCAAGCATGTCAGGAATGGTAGAATTTAAAGATAAATCTTTTATAAAACACTGGCTGGCAGATTTAACTGATAAGGATAAGTATAAAGATGTTTCTGTAGACTTGGATACAATAAAGAATACCGTGTCATTAGAAAGTGCTATGAATTAGTTTATGGCAAACACAAAAAGTTCGAAAATAATAAAAGATTATCTAAATAAGGAGGTATAAAATTATGGCAACACGCAAATTCTTGACAAGTGTGGCTGACGTGTACGCATATGACGAAGACGATAATGTTCTTTTTACTGGAACAACGTTATTGGATAGTTCAATCGAAGTCTCGCTTGGTTCTGCACCCGTTCGTGGCGGACGTGGAAACCAATTGCAATATATATATTACCACACGGGTGAAATGAATTTCACTCTTACAGACGTTCAATGGAATTTAGAAATGCTAAGTTCAACAGTAGGTTCTGATTTGGAACTTGGTAGCTACTACAAGGAAGAGACCGTAACAGTTTCTTCTGGCTCTGGTACTGTTGACAAAACACCTTTGGCATTTACAGGTTCAACTATATATGGTTGGGCAACATCACCGTTAGAAGTAACACAGAGAATCACGTTTACCGGAAGTACATTTACGGTTACAGGAGATGAAGATAGCGGGAGTTGGTGTATAAGATATTACACAGCAAACATTAGTGAAGGACACTCGTTTACCGTTAAAGCTAACATGATTCCTGAAATTGTAAAGCTTGTAATGGAAACACAATTGAATTCGGCAGACGTAACTACAAACAAGATAGGAATAGTACAAATTATTGCTCCAACAGTTACTTTGTCTGGTGCATTCACAGTTTCTATGACAGCAGACGGAGTAGCAAATACTCCTCTAACTGCTTCCGCACTAGCTTACACCGGAACTGTTGGAACAGATGCTTGCGCAAATGACCCTTATTACGCAAAAATCATTGAAATTATTGACAACTCTAACTGGTATGACAACGTTTATGACTTAAGCGTATCTGGTGGAGATTTTGACATGGACATAAATGAAACAGCAACATTAGCTGTATATGGTGTTCCTACCGAAGGAAACTCCTTCTTAGTACCAAATGCATACTTAGATTTTACTAGAGTAAGCGGTACTGCTAGCGAATGTACTGTTGGTCTAAATACTGGTATAGTTGATTCTGGTTCTACTGCGGGTTCAGCGTTGCTAAATGTTGAAATTACTTCAGCTTCAGATGTTGATACAACTGTTTCCGTAACTATAACCTAATTAATTTAAATAAAATGCAGAGTAGAGAAATCTGCTCTGCATTATTCTAAGGAGAATTTATGGACGAAAACAAAAATGTCAAAAAAGATTTTTTTAAATATGAACCAGAAAAACAAAAAGAAGAAGAACCAAAAGAGGTTGTTGCTAAAGAAAAACCAAAAGCAAAGCACAAACCAAAAGCTTCTTCAGTAAACAAAAATAAAAGAAAATTAAAGGTCGAAAGAGCTGGAGGAAGTCATCTGATTTTAGTAGACGACAATAAACACGGTTACAAAATCCCCCGGACAGCCGAGCACATGAATATAGCTGTGGGCGATATTGTTTATATAGACTTTTAAAAAATTAAATTAAAGGAGAAAATAATATGGCATTGACAAGTACGCAGATTACACAATTAAATAATTCAATGGAAGCAGCCCAACGCATAGGTCTCGGAGACCTTATGAACGAAATACTAACTGACTTAATTGATAGTGGAAGTGTAGTTCCATCAAGTTCAAGACAGGTAGTTACAACCGACCTGACAACAGTTGAATACGCTGTATGCAGCCTATCCGGTAGCCCGGTTGATAGTCACGTATTTTCAACCGCTTCGGCTGGAAGTGTTGTAGGTGATGTTATTCTAGAACAATGGGCACCAGTTTCAGGAAGTTGGTCGGGAGATTATGCGCTTGCCTCTGGCAGTACTTCAGATGTATTCGCAACAGTAACATGGGTTGCTGTAGGAACATAATGTAATATTAAATACACCGTCATCGGAAGATGGCGGTGTATTTTTTTAATTCAATAATACGGAGATTAAAATGGAAAAAAAAGTTGAAATGAAGTTTATTGCTTCAAAGAGTGAACCTCTTGAATATAACAACGTAAAGTTTAATCTAATCCCCTTTTTAACAACGGTTCAACAGATATTTCTAATAAACAAATACGTGGGGGAATATTTCGGTCTATTGGATACAAATGTTGTTGAAAAATCAGATTATGAATATTTATCAGCAGAATATAATATGATTAATTATATTTTACAAATGAATACAAACATAGAGACAGATGGTTTAGATAGTAATTTATATTCAGACACAAAATTTGTTAATTTAATAACATCCAATATTACAAACTATTTTGATTTCCGAAATAAATTAAACTTTATTATAAACGAAATAAAACAGCAGAATGTCTTAAAAAGCTCAGTAGGAGAAGTTTTGTCCGGATTTCTTGATAATATACAGGGTGTATTGGATAATATTTCAAAAATAACACCGGAAGAAATCAAAAGTGTGCAAGATTCAAGTGTAAAGCTAATAAAAAAACTTGAAGCTTCTTCTATTATAAAAGACAAAAACAATAAAAAATAAGAAAAAGGAATAACATGATAGGCAGACTTAAGCATTCTCTAAAAGAAAAATGTTCAGAATGCGGGAAAGTTCTTCAGCTTAGAGTTAGAGATATTAAATCAATACTAAAAGGAATAGAGGTAATAATACCGGAAGAATATATTTGCTGTTCTGATGAAAACTGTGGCTATGAAAGAGATGTTGAACAAAAAAGAAGAAGAATACAAAGAGAGGATATTTCTATGGAATAAAAATCTATGTTATTTTGAAGGAGAATGTTATGACACCTACGGCGAAGCAACTCGCAAATAAACTTGACGGAATACGAGAGTTTCAAAATGCCGCAAAAGGAATTCTTGGAAATACAACACATGGCATAATTGGTTCTTTGTGTAAACAGATAAAAAACGATTTCGGAAATGTTATTTATAAAGGATTAGCTCACTACGTAAAGTCGGGTCAATGGTTTGATGCCTCGAATAGAAAATATGAAGATTTTGGATATTCAAAAGCGAGTAATTCTATGGGGGTATTTTTCGAAAGAGGCTTATTTGGAGAATATGACTCTAAACCAACGGCAGACAGACCATTTTTAAAAGGAGAGTTTGATAGAATATTAGAAGACTATAAAACCGAATATGAAAGCGGGACAGAAATTAAAACCCAGCTTGAGGGAAGAACAGACCTATCTATAGGAAAAGTTCGGCTTATGGGAGAAGTAAATATTGGGAGTGCAGATGTCCGCAGAGCCGCTGCTTATAAAATAGCAAGAAAAATGAACCATCTTCTTTATGTAATGACTAGACAAAAGAAAAATCTAGGAAGTCCAAGAACACAGTTTCTTTTTGTACGAGCAGACGTGTTTTCTCACATAAAAGACGAGTTTATTGAAGAAATACTTGCTCCTAAAATTAAAAGCGCACTTGGTATAAAAGTATATAAGTATAACAAAATAACAAAGGTTACTACTCTTAAAATAATGATACACTTTAGTAAAATAATAAATGCAATGGATGATATGTTCGGATATCTTGCAAACATGTATCATTATAATGAAAATGTATGGGATTTAAGCAAGAATGATATCAAAAAGTTCTTTGCTTTCATGCAAAAAGCGGGAGGAAAAGGTTCTACTATTGGATTCGCACCAAAAAATGAAAGAAAATAATAATAAGAAAAAAAGGAGAAATAAGATGAATTTTAAAGGTCGTGCACGAATGATATTTGCCCTCTTGGGCGGAGTTATATTTTTAATAGCACAAGCTGTTTTTCCAGAAATTCCATTTACAGAAGAACAAACAGTTTTATTTATGGGTATATTAGCAGCCTACATCCTAGGTGAAGGTATTGGTGGTATAGTAATAAAGGAAAACTTACTCGATGTATTAAAGTCACAAAAATTCCAAGCCCTAATCGCTGGTCTTTTGGTTTCAGTGGCTAAAGCTTTCTTCCCCAATTTTCCTATTGCAGATGCCCAATTACAAGCACTTGTAATCGCTTTGATGGCATTTATCGTAGGTTCAGGAGTAACAAAACTTAGCTATGCTATGAGTCACAAATAATCATTTTGTTTTAAAAGTAGTGGGGCGGTTTATCCGCCCCACTTTTTCGGGAGAAGGCATGAAGAAAATAAAAATTAGTATTACAAATGAAGCCATAAGAGCTTATACCAAACATTATTTTAAGAAACATCCTAGAAGAACTAAAGTTCCAATCACAAAGCCAATACCACCAAGTTTGAATAAATGGATGATTATGAAAAGATACCAAATGAACAATGAGAAAAAATTGTGGAAGGAATTCGGCGAATGGATAGTGAAAAGAAATAAATTAGAAAATATGCAAATAGAAAAATGTACTATTGTTATCGAGTACTTTTTTGGAGATAAGAGGAAACATGACAGTGACAATTATACCCCAAAGAATCTGTTTGATGCATTTACAAGTTCTGGACTTCTGATTGATGACGATTTTAAACATGTAGAATCTTTAACTATAAAAGGTAATTATTCTAAGGAAAATCCCAGAACAGAAATAACATTTATCTATTAAAGGAAATTAAAATGATAAGCGGAATTTACTGTATAGAAAATATAATTAATAATAAAAAGTATATAGGTCAAGGAATAAATGTAAAAAGAAGGATGAAGACTAATCACAAGGAAATTATTGTACTAAACAACGCAGTAGATAAATACGGAGAAATAAATTTTAAACGATATATAATAGAATATTGCGATACAAATAAATTAAATTGTTTAGAACAGTATTATATAAAGAGATTTCATTCTCACGTTTCAGATAACGGATATAATATTTCTTGGGGTGGTGGCACTCCTATGAAAGGGAGAAAACACTCAGAAGAAACAAAAAAGAAAATAGGAATAAAAGGAAAAGGAAGAAAGCATTCGGAAGAATCAAAAAGAAAAATGAGAGAAAATCATCCAGATTGTAATGGAAAAAACAATAATTTTTACGGAATGTCTCATAACAATGGGTGGAAGAAAGAAAAAAGAAAAGACATGCTAGGAAAAAACAATCCTTCTTTTGGAAAAAAAAGGAATAACTCTTCTTCCAATTATTTAGGAGTATACTTCCATAAAAGAGATTTTTGCTGGCAAGTATCTGTTAGCAAAAATGGTAAACTTATATATGTAGGCTCTTTTCCAAAAGAATCAGAGGCAGCAATAGCCTATGATGATTTTATACTAAAAAACAAACTAAAAAATCCGTTAAATTTCCCGAAAGAAATATCAAAGGAGATTTGCAATGCCTAGAAAAACAGCAAGAAAAATAATTACATCAAAGAAACTAACAAAGAAAATTAATCCCGACAATAAGAAATTAGTAGAAAATTTTCTGAGAGATAAATCTATTAGAACTAGCGATACAACAATTGTCGTATATGAAAGTAATTTAAATATTTTCTTCGTGTGGAATTTACAAAATAATGAAAATAAAAAATTTACAGATATTAGAAAAATAGAATTCTCAAACTTTTTTTCATATGCTTCATCTGAACTTGGATTGGGCTCTTCTAGATTAAATAATTTGCGAAGTACCTTATCTTCTTTATCAAATTTCTTAGAAAAGTTTTACGATGAAGAATATCCCGATTTTAGAAATGTGATTTTAAAAGTTATTGAATCTGCACCAAAAGAGATGCGTAGAAAAAAAGCTATACTTAGCGATGAGCAAGTGGATAAACTTTTATCTCATTTAGAGAAAACCAATACACAGAGGGCGTGTTGGTTAGCCCTAGCAATTACAAGTGGAGCCAGATTTACAGAACTTTTAAATTTTGAATGTGATTTAATAGACGAAAATAGAATGGCTTTTGGAGATATATTCCTAGAAACAACACGAGAAATAAAAACAAAGGGCAGGGGAAAATCAGGTAAAATGATATATAAGTATATTTTACGTGATAAATTTTTACCTTATTATAGAAGTTGGGTGAAAGAACGGGAAAAAATTTTAAAGAAAAAAGGTTTAGAACACAACAATCTTTTTATAAAAGTAGACGGCAACCCTGCTACACCTGCGACAATTTATGGTTGGGTTGCAAGTTTTGAAAAATATTTAGGAGTACCATTTTATACTCATGCGTTGAGGCACTATCTTACAACCCTTCTTTCCAAAAAAAATATACCCCCTACAATAATTAAAGAGATATTCGGGTGGGGTGATTTGACTATGGTGGGAATTTATAACGATGAAACAGCCGCCAGTATGACCTGCCCCGAACTTGAAAATTTGAAAGGATTATAATGGATAATTTTTCAAAAGAATCCGGAATATATTGTTTTGAGAATATTGTTAACAATAAAAAATATATAGGGCAAGCAATAGATTTAAATCAAAGAGTAAAACAACATTTAAGAGATTTAAAATCGGAGAGAGACTTCTCCATTTTATTACAAAGAGCATGGAAAAAATACGGGAAAGAAAACTTTAATATATTTATTATTAAATTTTGCAAAATAGAACTTTTAAATAAAAAAGAAATATATTATATAAAAAAATTTAAATCTTTAAGCCGTGAAAATGGTTATAATATTTCTCCGGGTGGAGGGGTAATGAAAGGAAGCAATCATCCAAATTTTGGAAAACATCCTTCAGAAGAAACTCGAAAAAAAATGTCTAACTCTCAAAAAGGAAGAAAACATAGTGAAGAAACAAAGAAAAAACTCTCAAGTGTTTTATTTGGACATTCTGTATCCAAAAAAACAAGAGATAAAATAAGCAATAAACTAAAGGGCGTAAAGAGAAATCCTCTTTCGGAAAAACATAAAGCAAAAATATCTAAAAGCAATACTGGAAAAATAATACCGAAAAAATCTATAGAAAAAATGAGATATTCTCAATTATGTGGTAAAAAAACTAAAAAGAATAGAACCAGCAACTATAAAGGAGTTTCTTTTGAAAAAGGTTTAAGAAAAAAACCTTGGAAAGCTCAAATTCAAATAAAAGGAAAAAACAAAAACATAGGAAGATTTTCTACAGAAATAGACGCAGCTATTGCTTTTGATAAATATGTATGGGATTTATTTCATGATACACTGAAATTAAATTTCCCTTCTACTGACAATATATAAAAAACTGGAGAATTTAAAAATATAAGATAAAATAACTTTCACATAATACTTTATAAAGGAGGTCTTACATGGCAACTAATGAAATTAAAATTCCTGTTGGCTTAGACATGCAAGCGGAAGATTTTCTATCAAAGTTTAAAGATTTACAAAAAAACATTGTAAGCAATCCTTTTAAAGTAAATATAGAAGCTGTTATGGGTACTAATGTGAAAGATACCGACGACTTCCTAAAAACTGTTGGGGGAAGTGTAGACCAATTATCTAAAGTTCGAGTTGAATATAAAAATTTTACAGACCAATTAACCGGAGAAGAGCTTTCTTACGCAAGTAAACAAGTAATGACTTTTAAAGATAGCCTTGGTTTATTGGTGGAAGTAGAAAGAGATATTAATAAAGAAAAAATAGCAACAGCCAATGCCCTAGAAGATATTGTACCTAAAGGGAGCACAAGTGCGGTCATTGATATGGGAAAAGCTTCAACCCAACTCAGCAAACAGTTTAACAATATGTCCAAAGAAGTCAAAACTACTGGAAAAAATATAGATACATTCTTATCCAAATCAGAAAACATGTCTGGAAAAGAAGTTGAAAATGCTAGAGAAATAGCTTTGTCAATTAGAGAAAAAATAAAAGCATATGATGACCTTGCAACAGCCCAAAGTCCAAATATGGAATTGGTCAAAAAATCATCCGATGCAATAAAAGAACAGGCAAAAGCATTTGGCATTGCTGAAGCTGCAACCAAAAGAGGAGCTAATGCTGTTAAAAATTGGACTGACACTATAAAAACGTCCATGAAACAAACTATTTCATATGCTCTTACTATAGGATTAGTACGTAGTGCTCAAAGAATGTTAAATGATGGAATCAAATATGCTATTGAATTAAACAAAGAGATGATTAAAATTCAAGTTCTTCAAGCTCAAGGAGCCCAAACACCAGAAGAAATTCGTAGTTTGGCTCAATCTTACAATGAACTTGCTAAAGAGTTAGGAGCAACAACATTAGAAGTTGCAAAGGGTAGTGTTGAGTGGTTAAGACAGGGTAAGACTATAACAGAAACTACAGAACTACTTAGAGCCTCAACAATTCTTGGAAAACTTGGTAACTTGTCTCTTGCAGAATCAACAGAATATCTAACATCAACTGTTAATTCATACAAGTTGGAAACAAAAGATGTTATTGGTGTTGTTGATAAACTTATTGCAGTAGATAATAAGAGTGCTACCAGCGCAAAAGAAATGGCTACAGCGCTTAGATATGCGGCTGCGGCCGCTGATGAGGCTGGAGTATCTCTAGAACAGCTTATCTCCTATATTGCAACAGTATCAGCTGTAACAAGACAAAACGCAGAATCAATAGGACAAGGTTTTAAAACAATATTCACCCGTATGGAAGATATTAAAGCTGGTGCAATTGACGAAGACGGTATTGGAATAAACAATGTTGAGATGGCTTTGAAACGTGTTAAAATAGAACTTAGAGATACGGATACAAGTATTAGAGATATGGGTGATGTATTAGAAGAAGTTTCGAAAAAATGGGAAACTCTAAACGATATCGAACAAGCAAATATCGCTAAAGCTATAGCGGGTGTAAGACAACGAAACTCGTTTATTGTTCTTATGCAAAATATGGATATGGCTCTAGAGCTACAAAGCGAACAGTTCACGTCAGCGGGAATTGCTTCTGACAGATATCGAATTTATATGGAGGGGCTAGAGGCAGCCCAAAATAGATTTAAAGCTTCTATAGAATCTTTATGGCAATCTGGTATATCAAGTGGATTAATAAAATTCTTTGTGGATTCCGGTATATATGTAGTTGAACTAATAAATAATCTGGGCGGATTAAATATAGTGCTCCCTGTTACCATTGCGCTTTTTGCCGCTTTTAATATTACCTCTATTATTTCAAATTTTGAATCTCTAGCTTATTCAATAAGAAGTATAACTTATCTTCTCAAAGGACTAAATGCCGCAAACGCAGCAGTAACGGGTACTTTGTTAATAGAAGCGGGAGTATTAGTTCCGCTAATAGCTATACTTGCTGCTGTAGCTGGAGGAATATATTTATTAGCTACAGCCAATGAAAGGGCAGAAAAATCTTTCCAAAAATCAACTGCTGCTATAAAAGAAAACCTAAACGCAATAAAAAATTATAAAGACAGTGTTGAAGCTACAGAAGAACTTATTAAAAAATTTAAAGAATTAGAGGCTAAAGGTACTTCTAAAACAGCCGAAGAAGCAAAAGAGTTCCTTAAAGTTCAACAAGAATTATATTCATTATATCCCTCTCTATCAGGACAATGGGATGAAAATCTTAATTTCCTCGTTGATGCAAAAACATTAGAAGAAGAAATTTTGGGAATACAAGAGCAACAACTTGATATATTGAAAAAGCAAAACGCAGAAGATTCTAAACAATATATAAAAGACGCTGCAAGACTACTAAAACAAAAAACAAAACAACGAGACATACTTCAAGAACAAAAAGATACAGGGAAAAAGGAAGTTAGAACTCGAACTGGCACAACAATGGTTGGCATGACGGAAGAAGAAGTAGAGGAAAATAGAAAAAATCTTAATGCAGCCAATCGTGATATTAGTTTAATAACAAAAGAGATTGAAAATACATTTGGTAGTCTTCCGGAAGTTATAAGAGAAAAAACAGAATCTATGATACAAAATATGGTTTTTCTACCAGCAGAGTTGAAAGAAAGACTGCGGGGTGTTTTCGATGAGGTAAAAGAGATTGTCGAAGAAGAGCCCGAAGAAGACATTACTTTTGCTTGGGAATCCCAAATGGCAGCACTAGAACAACTGGCAGAAAGTTATAACAAAATTACAGATGCCGCCTTAGAATATGGGAATAAATCTCCCGAAGCTTTTGCTGCTGTAAAAGATGCCGGGTTAGAGCTATCTGAATTTTTAAGCTCAGACGGAACAATTAATTTAGACCTTCTTGAAAGACAAACCAATGAAAACGTATCTAATATAATTAAAAACTATGAGGCTTGGATTTCTTCTGGTGCAAAAGTTTCAGAAGGAGTAAAAGCAGCATTCGAATCAATAATCAAAAGTACACAATCGGCGGTTAATACATACGATGTTTTTGGTACAAAAGTATCTGAAGGTGTATTTTTAGATTTAGCCAATCAAGCATCTACTGCTTTATGGCAGGTTATGTCTGACGCAGGTCAAGCTACTGTTGTGGTAGAGGGTATGGCTCTCACGAGTGCAGATGCAATATATAATTTTGTTGCCGCATATCCGAATTCTATATCAGCGTTGATAGACGCAGTTGTAGCAATAAGCGGGAACGGCGCTTTAGCTGTTCAGCAACAATGGGCTGGAATTGCTAATATGATAGGGCAGTTTGGTGGAAGTCCCGGATTTACCGCTCCGAAAATAACAGCACCCGCTTCTTCAGGTGGCGGAGGAAGTAGTGGAGAATCTATTGAAAAGAAGAGAATTGACGCTGAAATAAAATCTCTTGATAGAAAGAAGGACAGACTTGATGACCAACTTGACAATTATAATAGATATATTGACGCACAAAAAAAGTCATTAGAACTTCAAAGAGAAGAAGCTAGATTCACAGATGAGCTTGAGAAGAAAAACCAATCTCTAGCTAAAATGCGTACAGAAATAATCATGCTTTCTCTTGATGATAGCGAAGAAGCTAGAAATACGAGATTAGATTTGGAAGAAGAGGCTGCTAATTTAGCAGAAGAAATAGCAGAGGACAGTGAAGAAAGAAAGTATGACCTTCAAATAGAAGCTCTTGATAAATTACAGGAAAAGTTTGAATTAAAAATTAAAAAACAATTAGACAGTATTGACGATGTAATAAGCAGACTGAGAGACGAATCATCAGAACTTAAAAATGTTAGTGGTGGTGCAGTATCAGCCGGAAATGCGTTTACTGATATGGGACAGGCAGGAGTAAGTGCTGCTGACAAAGTAATGGGAGGATTGAAAGGTATTGGAGATGCAACAGATGCACAAAAAGACAAACTGCGGGATTACATAACCGCCCTTCAAGATGTAAAAACTGAAGCCTCTCTTGTTGACCAAATGGCACAAACCACATTAAATAGAATGTTAAACATTGTTTCCGTTGCAGCAACATATAGTAATCTAATATCTACATGGGGAAGGTATGCTCAAGACCGTCCGTGGGCTTACCACGACGGCGGAACTGTAGAATCTCACCATGACGGAAGCTTTGCTGGAAATTTAAGGTCTAATGAGGTATTTTCAAAATTGTTAGAAGGCGAATATGTTTCTACAGAAAGTCAGATGGATAATTTTATGAAAAACATATTGCCTAAAATAGCGCAATATCCAGTCACAAACCCCGCAAACAGTGGTCAAACTGGCGATACAACATTCAACATGGAAGTCAATGTTGATGGTTCTCTCGACAAAAGCGTTCTTCCAGAACTTAAGAATTCTGTATTAGAAGAAGTGAATAAAGCTCTGAAAGTAAGAGGGGTTAAGAGAACTGCTACAAGTCTTAGTATATAAAAACAGGTAAAGGGCACGATATAAAATGTGCCTTTTATTATGTATAGTATGGGATGGATAGATAAGCATAATTAACTTATTGACAAGAGGTATACTTTCGAATACCTCTTCCATCCCGTTTACAATCGAATGTTTATCACGAAAGGATAAAGATATGAATACTGGAATTTATAAAATAGAAAATCTAACTAATAACAAATGTTATGTTGGACAAACAATCAATTTAAGAAACAGAAGGTCTGTGCATTTTGCAAACCTTAACAACAATAAACACCACAGCTTGCATTTGCAAAACTCGTACAATAAATATGGGAACAATAATTTTAAATTTTCTATTCTAATATATTGTGAAGATTTCGAATTAACAAGATACGAACAATTTTTTAATGATTATTATACAAATTTCGGGCTTTCTTATAATCTTAGAAAATGTGTAGATAGTCCTAAAGGAACCAAGTGGTCTGAAAAAAGTAAGAAGAAAGTTTCTGGAAAAAATCATCACGGGTATGGAAAAACCGGAGAAGATTCTCCTAGTTTTGGCAGAAAACATACCAAAAAAGAGCTTGAGAAAATGGCAAAGTCACAAAAAGGAAAGATTATTTCGGAAGAAACTAAGAAAAAATTATCTTTAATAAATACTGGGAAAAAATTATCTGAAGAGACTAAAGAAAAAATATCTAAATCTCTTAAAGGTCGCTTTACTGGAGAAAATCACCCGTTTTACGGCAAACATCATTCGGAAGAAACTAAAGTAAAAATATCTAAGTCTGAGCTAGGAAAACACCCTTCTAAAGAAACTTTAAAAAAAATGTCTACAGCACAATGCGGAGAAAATAATCCAAATAGTAAATTAAAATTTAGCGATGTTTTAGAAATAAGAGAAATGATTAAAAAGAAAGAAAAAATTTTAGATATAGCAAAACAGTTTAATGTATGTATAGGAACAATCTATTTAATTAAAAACAATAAAATATGGAATAATTCTTAGGAGGTTACTATGGCAAATTTCTCAGGATACGATTTCATTTTCGATGGAACCCCCAGCCAAATGTATTCTCTCAGGATTTACAATTTTGATTCTGGCGGAGTATCTCGGGGAACTGGGAGCTCTGATGTAAAGATTTTATCACAAAGAGTCTTGAGAAAATCAAAGCCTTATTATCTCGGAAGAACAACGGAACCCGTTTTAGAATTTCCCCTAACTTTTGGCGCAAAAGTACCTCTCAGCGGAATGGAACGAGATATTATTTCTAACTGGCTGTTTGGAAGGTCTGAATATAAAAAACTTTATATTGTCGAAGATGGTTTAAATGGAGCTTATTTTAACTGTTTTCTTACAAATCCACAACCCGTTTATGTGGGAAATCTCCAATACGCTTTTGCGTGTACGGTTGTTTGTGACAGTCCATTTGCGTATAGTCCTGTAAAAACCATTTCTGGAAGTTTTGTTGGAGATAATGTTGTTGACTATGATTTTATTGTATACAATTATTCTAGCGATGACGACTATTTATACCCCACAATTACTTTCGGTCTAAATGCCGTTGGAGATGATTTTAGTCTTGAAAACGAAACAGATAGTAGAACATTCGAATTTACAGATTTGCAAGCAAACGAATTTGTACAAGTAGACAATGACTTACAAACAATTACCTCAAGCGGTTCGTTTTTGCGACTGTCTGATTTTAACAAAAACTGGCTTAGATTTTTACCGGGAAAAAATAGTATGCACTTAGAAGCGGGAATTGGTTCATTTGAAATAACTTATCAAGAACGCTGGAAAATAGGTGGGTAATAATATTTAAAAGAAATAAGCAAATAAAGGAGGTAAAAATGGGAATTACATCGTTTGACTTTTTCGGGTTAGCAGAAACTCCCGTTTTTATTATTTGCAACCCAAACAAAGAACAGTTGTACGCTTTAGGAGCTATATCAGAAAGAAAATATTCTCCCAGATTTAATTCTTTTGATGAACTATCTTTTAGAGCGGACGAATATGTAAACGACACACTAATGGAATATTACAGCTTCTTGGCACATCGCCGTCTTGTATATGTTGAAGAACTTGGTTACTTTATGATTACCTCCGTCAACGAAACCGGGAATGGAATAGAAAAATATAAGGAAATAACTTGTCAATCATTAGAAGTAGAATTAGCAACTAAGAAATTAAGTGTATTTACAGGCACTTATCAATTTTATAACGCTGTTAGTCCCACAGGAACTCTACTTCAGGAGATATTGGACTATTTACCCGGTTGGTCGGCGGGAACAGTAGATGCCGAAATTGCAGTTAAATACAGAACGTTCGATATTTCCGATAGTACTATATATAATTTTTTAATGACAGATGTTGAGCAAGCATACGAATGTGTGTTCACGTTTGATACAGACAATAGAACAATAGATGCTGAAACTTTAACAAACGCAACAGCAGATACGGATATATATATTTCTTACGATAACGTTATCGAAAGAATAAGTATAGATGAAGTTACCGATAATTTAGTTACCTCTCTAACTGTTTTAGGAGGCGGCGGATTAGGAGTCAATCGTGTAAATCCTTTAGGAACAAATAATATATATGACATTTCATATTTTGAAGATACAGATTGGATGAATCAGGCTCTAATAGATGCTCTTGATACATGGGAAGCATTAATTGAAGCAAACCAAAGCGGATATGCTGTTTTATTATCTACCCTATTAACTCAAAACGAAACCATGGTAACTTTGGAATCTGACCTTGTTGAACTACAAACTGAACTTTCTGTATTACGAACAGAGCAAGCGACTCTAATTCAACAGGGAGCAAGCATCTCAGCAAAAAAAGCACAAATCACAGCAAAAAAAGCTGAAATAACAACCAAAGAATCAGATATAGTTAATCAGCAAAGTTTAATTGATGGTACAACTACTCAACTAACAGACATAAATACAGCATTATCTTTTGACACCAATTTTACCTCTGACCAACAGGAAGAGTTACAACCATTTATTATACAATCTAGTTATATAAACGAAAACTTTGAAATAAGAGACAGTATGAGCGCTTCAGCTATACAAGTTGAGTCGCAATACCTATATGACCAAGCAGAAGGTGTTTTGGCTAGATTGTCAGAACCAAGATATACTTTTGATGTTGATAGTGTTAACTTTATGCTAATTTCAGATTTTCAAAATTTTATCGACCAGATTGAACTTGGCGCTATTATTAATCTCGAAGTAGAAGAAGGGGTAATTACATATCCTGTCTTATTAGGTTTTGATTTAAATTATGACAACCCCACCGATTTCAAGTTAATTTTTGGAAATCGTCTGAGATTAGACGATGAAGCATTTCAATACAGCGACCTGATAGGAGAAGCAATAAGCGCCGGAACAACGACAAAAGTAAATTCTCTTCAATGGAATAATTGGGATGAAAACTACAAGGATGATGTAAGTACTTTTATAACATCAGCTTTAGATGCATCTCTAAATAATGTTGTAAGTGGAAGTGCTCAAGATATTATAATTGACCAAAGCGGACTTCGTGGAAGAACTACCGAAGGTGGAGATTATTCTCCAGAGCAAATATGGATTGTAAATAATATGATTGCTTTTACAGACGATGACTGGGATAGCGCAAAAATGGCTATTGGCAAATTTGATACGGTCAGCGGGTCTGCATGGGGAATCGTTGGAGACTATTTAATTGGAAGAGTTGTCGCTGGAAATTCTCTTATTATATCGAACGGAGAAACTGACGAAACAAGCACCTTTGTTGTCGATGGAGATGGAGCAACACTTACCAATTCAACTCTCGAAGTTACTACAACAGATGGAAAAAGCGTTATAAGTATAGACCCAAGTCTAGGAATAAAAATTCAAACAAGTATTAGCGGAGGTAGTCTTGGAAATAGATTTTATGTTGATACTGCTGGAAACTTAGTTGTTGCTGGTAAAATTACAGCGGAAAGCGGAAATATTGGCGGTTGGAGCATTAATTCAAGCGGTTTATACTACAATTCAACCAATTATATATACCCAACTTCTATAAAATTACTCAATGGTGCTTTAACTATGAACGGGTCAGATATTGAATTTACAGGAGATATACGTGCAAACAAGCTTTATGGAACAATAGACTTCAGTCAGGTTACAAACATTCCCGCTGGTAATGTTGCAAGTGGGACACTGGGGGGAATGAGCATGTCTAACACTGGAACTGTAGCTTGGTCAGGGGGAAATATTTATAATTCGGGCGGAATAACAACCATGAATGCGAACGGAACTATTATTCTTAGACCCTATAATTCAACAAGGATGATAATTTCAAGTGCGGCAACAACACTATATACAGATTTAAGTTGTGATGATTTTTATGCGGATTATATTACTGCCTCAAGACTATATAGTTCCGGTGGTGTATATTCCTACGGGGCTTTGGTTGCAACTCAAAGTTGGGTAACAGGACGAGGATACGCTACTCAATCTTGGGCAAACGGTAGATTTTATTCTTCTGGAGAAAGCGCATATTTCTACAATACAACCTCATCAAACGTATTTACTTGTCAAGGATATAGCGGAGTAAATGCAACAATATATACTCCATCCTATATGAAGATTCGAGGAGGAATTATTACAGCAATATCAGAATAAGTATTATTGGAAAAAGGATTTTATTATTATGGAAAACAATTTTTTAAAAATAAATCAAGAATGTTTACAAAATTTAGTTAACATAAACAGTGGTCTTGCTTTAGTAGAAACTAAGGGGGAAAGCACTGAAATAATGTACAAAGTTAGGTTAATATTAAATTCAACACTAACACAAATACAAGAGGACAATAAAGAACAAGAGAACGAAAACATTATCATAGACAACACCAAGAAGAAGGAGGAAAAATAATATGCCATCAAATACCTTCGGAAATGTTATCGCTAATGATTTAGACGAAATTCAAATGATTGCTGGAGATAATCAGAGATTTGACTATACTATTTATAATAACGACAACGGTCTTATGGATTTGTCTTCCGCAACATGTACGGTACTAATTTTTAAATATGGAGACCCGGCTAATTTGATTCTAGAGCTCACGGGGGTTGTTAGTGCATCTCCGACAGTTGGAGAATATACAGCAGAATTTCCTAGTTCCAGCAGTATTGATTTATCTGGAGTCTACCAACAACAACCAAAAGTCATTGATTATACTGGAGTTACACATATTCCTAGTCAAGGAAAAATTATTATATTTCCTACTCCGGATAGTTAAACAATAAAAAGGAGGTTTTAATGTCAGCAACATATTACTCAGAAAACAAAGTTTTAGACCAGCTATTCGGAGCAACCTCAATTGTTGCCTCTATACCCGGTACTTGGTATGTAGCACTATCCACAAGTACCCCAAACGAAGGTGGCACAGGGGTAACAGAACCATCCGGGGGAGCATACGCTCGAATAGGAGTAACAAACAACAAAACAAATTTTGGAACTGCCGCTACCGGAGAGCTTGTAAACGATGTTGCCATCACGTTTGTAGAATCGTCAGCTTCGTGGGGTACTATAACTCATGTAGTTTTCTACGATGCTCTTACTGTCGGAAATGTGTGGTACTATGAAGCACTTCCCGTAGCAAGAGCTGTTGCATCTAACACAACCGTGTATTTTGAGGTAGGTTCTTTAACAGTATCGAACACTAACTAATCGAGGATAAAAACCATGCAAGCAATACACTCATTTAAAGTATACATAGAGAATAGAAAAGAATTTACTCTTATAATGGGACTTTTTAGGACAACTAGCGCATGGTTCATGACCCTACGCACAAACACAGTTAGCCTTGTAGTTTCTGCCTTTAGTTTTCTAATAGACATTCCCATAACACTAGAAATAAATACAATCGAGATGGTTGCTTCCATTAAAGCTTTATTGGACATTCCCGTAACACTTGTAGTTAACACGATAAGTTTTACGGCTATTATGAGAATGCTCGAAAGATGGACACAAACATTAATTATTAATACAATAACTCTAACATTAAACATAAAATCTCTTTTAAACATTGGGGGATTTACTATTGATATACCGAGTATAATGATTTCTGCATCCCCAATTGTTGCTCAATTCAGAGTACTAAACTATTTTAGTGGTTCTTTGCTAAGTGAAATGGACGGCAGCACTCTCGCCGACTTAGATTATACTGTAATTCCATAAAAAAGGAGGAATAGATTATGGCAACACCCAACCTAGGATTAAGTTCTACTTCTTCGGCAGCAGGAAGTGCAGTAACATTTCTAACTTGGCGCTTATTGCAAGACGGAGATAGCAACTCAAACGCAATAACAATAGATACATGGGCTGGAGAAGTTAGTGCTTCAATGGTAACTGTGGAATCTGGAATCATATATATATGTGATGCAACAGATTCGGGAGCACCAAACTATATCGCAACTGTTTCTGGTATTACTTCCTATGATACCGGAATGATTATAGCCTTAAGCGTTGACCTTACTACGACTGGAACAGCAACCCTAAATATAAACACATTAGGAACAAAATCTTTGTATAAAACTGCTTCAAACGGAGTATCTGGAAACTTAGATTCAGGGGACTTGGTAACAGCAAGATACCACTTCTTCGTATATACAGGAACATATTGGTTATGGATGGATAGCACAAGTTCAGACCAAATCGGAATATCTGGAAATCAAAACGAAATAGTAATATTATCTGGAAGTGGGAGTGGAGTTGAAAGTAGTGGCGTTTTAATAAGCGATATACCTTCTTCTAGTGGAAGCTATATTGTTCTTGAACTAAACTCAACTATGAATAACGAGTGGCTTCTTTCTGACGGCGATTCGACAACCGTAATAAGTGACGTATCAGCATCAACCGTTCAAGTAGATGTTCTTGCTGGCGGAGCTATCGACTCTAGCGGGTCAGAAATATCTCTTATAACAGGAGGAGTTCTTTCAAGCACTGGCTCAGAAGTATCATTACAGCGTGGTGGAGTTTTAACAACCAGCGGTTCAGAATTATCTGTAGAGACCGGGGGAGTTCTTTCAAATAGTGGTTCAGAAGTATCATTACAGCGGGGTGGCGCTCTTACAACCAGCGGTTCAGAACTATCCGTTGAAGTTGGTGGGGTTCTTTCATCCAGCGGTTCAGAACTATCTGTTTTATCTGGCGGAGTTCTTTCGTCCAGCGGGTCAGAGCTATCTTTACAAAGAGGTGGAGCTCTTACAAGCAGCGGTTCAGAACTATCCATTGAAGTTGGTGGGGTTCTTTCATCCAGCGGCTCAGAACTATCTGTTTTATCTGGTGGAGTTCTTTCATCAAGTGGTTCGGAATTAAGTCTTCAAAGAGGAGGAGCTTTATCAACCAGTGGTTCGGAACTATCTATTTCTGTCGGTGGAGTTCTCTCTTCAAGTGGTTCGGAGCTATCATTACAACGTGGTGGCGCTCTGACAACAAGTGGTTCAGAGCTATCTATTACCGAGTTCGAACGTCTAACTTTAGAAGCAGCCACCGAATTAACAGTCACCTCTGATGCGATAACAGTTACACAATCATCTCATAAATTACAACCACAAACAGGTACGGCAGATGACTTAGAAACCATCAGCGGTATGCAAACAGGAGATATTCTCGTGCTTTATGCGTCGGACGCAGGAACAGACACTATTACCATAAAACACGGACTTGATAACATTAGTTGTATGGGAGATAACGACATCGAATTATCTGAAGGAATGGTAATATGCTATTATGATGGCTCAACAGTATACGTTTCTGGCGGTGGTGGAGGCGGAGGACATGTTATATATGATGCCGACTCTGCATTTACTCAAAGGAGTAATCTCGCACTCTTGGGTTCAGGATTTACTCTAGAGGATAATGCTGCTGGCGATGCAACTTGGGCTAAGGTCGATTGGAATATGACTTCTACGGAAATTACATCTGGATGTACAGTAACAATTCCGTCGGGAGTTGGCTCTGTTGTTGTTGGAGCTCTAAACGTAGTTGGAACTCTTGTAATTAATGGAACAATGGTTGTTTTATAATAAATACAATTAATATAAAAGGACAATTTTATAATGAATATACTTGAAAAATACAATAAAGGAGGTAGCTAATGAGTGACGGAACATTAGTATTACCTGAACGGGCATCTGCTCCCACAGGAGTTAGTGCAAGCACAAGAGCAATATGGGTGGATGACGATGGGTTGATAAATTCGACAGATTCTAGCAATGTTTCTCATGTAGATACACAAGTTGTAGATGTTCCTGCGAGTGCAAGTGCGACTGGTGTTGCTGGTCAGATTGCTTTCGAGTCAGGTCTTTTATATACTTGTATTGCTGCAAATACTTGGGAAAAAGTAGTAATAGCAACATGGTAAAACATAATAAAATGGAGATTTTATATGATAAATTTAATTAAAAATATAAAGGAGGTACATTATGGCAGATAATGGAGTTCTAAGTCTACCCGAAAGGGGGACAGCACCTTCACCTCCAAGTGCGGGAAAT